TAATGGCTGTTTATTCCAAAGGTTCTAGAGCATTAATGATCTCAATGAGATCGGGTGCTGCATTTCCATATAATGAAATGGTTCAAGAATGGAATGGATCGTGGGTTCATAATTCTGAGTTTGAAGTTAAGCAACCTCAACTAACACCAAGACCCGTGGGCGCTGATGCACAAGCCTTGGAACATGCATATCCAGCAAGAACAGAATTTGGTGTTTTAGATTTATTAATGTTTAATCCATTTGAAACATACCAAGTTGGATCAGGGATTGTAAATGTTAATTTACCAGGACATAAATATGAAACAGGAGATATAAAAAGATTTCGTGGTGCTCCAGGTATAGCTGGAAATTATAATACACCCGATAATGTTAATGGTATTACAGGAGCAGTTATTGCAAGAAGTACAGGATATGCTATAACAGTAGGTAAATATGTAACTGGAGCAACTGATGCTACTCAAACTAATTGGTTTTGGTTTACAGCCGCAACAAATGCTACATCAATAGGAAGAGGAGGAGGTTACCCCGTAGGAGTTGGGCCCGTAACCTTAGAAGCATAATTATGGCATACACTTACGCAACTTTAACAACAGCAATTAGAGATTATACTGAAGTAGGTTCTACAGTCTTTACACAAGCTTTAATTGATGACTTTATTATGTTATCTGAAAATAGAATTAGTAATGATTTACCTATGGATGCAGATAGATTTGTCCAAGAAGGGACAATGGCAGCTGATGTAAATAGTATAAGAGTGCCAGCAGGAACTTTATTTGTAAGAGGAGTAGAAGTATTTAATGCAGCCAATACCACTGAACAAGGTTTTTGGTTAGAGAAAAGAGATCAAACATTTTTATCTGAGTATGTAGGAAGATTAACAGGACCAGAAGGTTCTGCTACTGCACAAGATGTAACTGGAACTCCTAAATATTATGCTATGTTTGGTGGAGCAACTGGATTAAGTGATACTACTTCAGGCTCTATTTACTTAGCACCTACGCCAGATGTTAATTATAATTTTAGAATATACTATAATAAGCTTCCAACAGGTTTATCAGCGTCTAATACAACTACTTATATAAGCAACTACTATCCAGAATTAATTTTAAATGCTGCTTTATCACAAGCATTTTCTTTCTTAAAAGGACCAACAGACATGTTGACATTGTACGAAGGAAAGTATAATAATCAATTACAAAAGATTGCGGGAACGCAATTAGGAAGACGAAGAAGAGATGATTACACTGACGGAACTGTCAGAATTAAAATTGATTCACCGTCACCTTAAATTAGGACTAGGAGCAAAATATTATGGCAATATCATCGGCAATATGTAATACTTTTAAGCAAGAGATTTTAGTGGGTACCCACAATTTTACAGCATCATCTGGAGATACTTTTAACCTAGCTTTATACACAAGTTCAGCATCTTTAGGTGCAGGCACTACAGCTTACGCTTCAACAAATGAAATTACTAACACAGCAGGTTCAGCTTATTCTGCAAAAGGAAAAGCCCTTACAAGTGTAACTCCAGCTTTAGATAGTAGCACAGCCGTTTGTGATTTTTCTGATATCTCTTGGACATCAGCTTCATTTACAGCTAACGGTTGTTTAATTTTTAACGATGATGCAGCAGGTGATCCCGCAGTTTGCGTTGTTGCTTTCGGTGGTGACAAAACTGTATCAAGTGGAACATTCACAATTCAATTTCCAGCAGCAGACGCAAGTAACGCAATAGTTAGAATAGCATAAGGAGGAATTCCTTATGGCATCAACCTGGGGTAATAATACTTGGGGCTCTAACGAGTGGAGCGACGATACAGTTACAATTAATCCAACAGGTCAATTAGCAACATCATCAATAGGTTCTTTAGAAGCTTTCAACGAAGAAGGTTGGGGTAGACAAGAATGGGGTAATTCTGGTTGGGGTGTAGAATATGCTGTATCTCTTTCAGGGCAATCTGCAACATCGGCAATAGGTTCTATTACTACAGAAATTGTTTTACCCTTAACAGGATTATCTTCTACATCTAGTTTAGGTTCTCTTACTTTAGATTTAACTTCTCTTACACTTTTATCAGGTCAAAGCGCTACTTCAGAACTTGGAACTTTTGATAACGCTGGAACATTAGTAGGTTGGGGTAGAAATGGTTGGGGAGAAGAACCTTATGGAGATTCATTTAATAAATTAGTTCAACCTGCAGGATTAAGTTCAACCTCTAGTGTTGGATCATTGACTTCTGCAATACAGAATTTTGTATTCCCAACAGGAGTAGCAGCAACTTCTAGTGTAGGAAGTTTAACTCTTGATTTAAGTTCAGTTATTACACCCACAGGAGTTAGTGCAACTTCTAGTGTAGGAGCAATTTCTCCAACAGAAATGAATATAGGACTAACGGGAGTTAGTGCAATTTCAACAGTTGGTGGAATAATTTTAGATGCTTTAACAGAACAACCTATAGGTCAACAGGCAACTGTTACGGTAGGTGATTTAACTATTGGAATAGGGATTCCTTTAACAGGAGTATTAGCAACTTCTTCTGTAGGATCTTTAGTTACAGGAGTGGGTTATACTTTATCAGGTCTAACAGCAACTTCTTCTACAGGGGTTTTATCTCCTCCTCAAGCAATAGGCTTGACTGGAGTATCTGCAACTGCTAATGTAGGAAATGTAGCACCTTTAGGATATGGAGATGTTACAGGAACACAAGCTGCTAGTTATAGCAACATATCAGCAACACAAAGTGCTAGTTACAGTAATGTAACCGCAGCACAAAGTGCTAGTTATACGGACGTTGATAGTATATAAACGTCATTGACTTTATATAAAATATAAATTAAAGATCTAATTAGGAGAACAAAATTAATGGCATCAACATACACGGATCTCGGCCTAGAGTTAATGGCAACCGGCGAAAATGCTGGTACTTGGGGAACAAAAACTAACGCAAATTTAAATCTTATTGAACAATTAACAGGCGGTGTTTCAAGTCTATCTATTGCCGGCGGTGCTGGTACTCAAGCTTTAACTATTGCAGACGGTGCTTTAACAGGTACTGCTCAACAAAGAGTTATAGAATTTACAGGAACAATATCTGGAAACAGAATTATAACTTTTCCTCTTCTTACAGAAACTTTTTATTTTATTAAAAACAATACCTCTGGTGCGTACACTGTTCAATTGAAAGCTGTATCGGGTTCAGGAGCCACGGTCACTTTTGCAACTACTGATAAAGCTTGGAAACTAATTTATCTTGATGGTGTTGCAACTAACACAGGTGTTTATGAAATACCACTAGCTACAGCTGATGCTGTTACACTTACAGGAACACAAACTTTAACAAACAAAACTTTAACAGATCCTAAGATAGGAACAAAAATTTTAGATGTTAATGGATTAGAATTACTTAATTTAACAGCAACAGCTTCAGCAGTTAATGAATTAACTTTAGCTAATGCTGCCACAGGAAACAAACCAACATTTACTGCATCTGGTGGAGACACTAATATTGGTGTATCAATACAACCAAAAGGTACTGGAACAGTTACTATTGATGCTTTAACTTTTCCTGCAGCAGATGGAACAGCAGATCAAATTTTAACTACTAACGGATCAGGGGTTTTATCTTTTGTAGATAATTCAGGGGGCACAGATTGGCAAGCAGTTAAAACTGGAACTTACACAGCAGTAGCGGGTGAAGGAATTTTTGCAAACACAACAAGTGGTGCATGGACTTTAACATTACCAGCGTCTCCTGCAATTGGTGACGAAGTATCCGTGGTTGACTATGCAGGAACCTTTGATACAAATAATTTAACAGTCGGCAGAAATTCTCAAAATATTCAAGGTTCAGCAGCAGACTTAACAGTAGCGACAGAAAGAGCCGGCTTCACATTAGCTTTCACAGACGGAACTCAAGGTTGGCTTCTAAAAAATAATTAAGGAGTTAAATGAGTACATTCAAAGAAATTAGAGGAACACTAATAAAATCAGTTTCATCCGATCCTGCTAATCCAGAGATAGGTGAAATTTGGTATAATAATACTATTGGTTCTTTGAAAGCATATCAAACAATTAATGCTGCTTGGGCAAGTGGTGGTAATTTAGGGACAGCTAGATATAATTTAGCAGGGGCAGGAATTCAAACAGCAGGACTAGCTTTTGGAGGAAGAGAACCTTACACTGCAGATACAGAAGAATATGATGGTTCATCTTGGTCTGAGCAAAATAATTTAGCAACAGCAAGAGCACAATTAGGTGGTGCAGGTACACAAACTGCAGCTTTAGCTTTTGGTGGTACTCAACCTGGACTTACAAATTCTACTGAAGAATATGGTGGAACATCTTGGACTGGTGGTGGAAATATGGGAACTGCTAGAAGATTACTTGCTGGTGCAGGAACACAAACAGCAGGTTTAGCTTTTGGTGGTGGACCTCCAGATACAACCTCTACTGAAGAATATGGTGGAACATCTTGGACAGCAGGTGGAGCTTTAGCTAATGCAAGAAGAGGACTAGCAGGTTGTGGAACACAAACTGCAGGATTAGCTTTTGGTGGAGCACCTACCACAGCTGCAACAGAAGAATATAATGGAACTGCTTGGACTGGTGGGGGCGCCCTATCTAATGCAAGAAGTTACTTAGCAGGTTTAGGAATACAAACTTCGGCTTTAGCTATGGGTGGTTTGCCTAGTGATAATAAACCACTTGTTGAACAATACGATGGCTCAAGTTGGACTTCCACAACACCTCTAACAACAGGAAGAGCTGAAGGTGGAGCAACAGGTACAACATCTGCAGGACTATTTTTTGGTGGTTCACCAGGACCTGCGGGAGTAGTAACCACAGAAGAATTTACAGGAGCATTCAACGCAACACAAACTTTAACAACAAGCACATAATTATGACAACATACAAACAGATATTTGGAAAACCAGTAAAATTTTTAAGCAGTGATCCTGCTAATGAAGCCGAGGGCCAAGTTTGGTATAACTCGACTTCTGGTACTTTTAAATCGGTTCTAAGTGTTGGTGCGTGGTCAGCTGGTGGGAATATGATTACAGCAAGACGTGTTATGGCTGGATTTGGAGAACAAACATCTGCAGTTGCAGCTGGTGGTTTA